ATCCTTAACATAATCTTTCATGCCGGGCAAAAATACTAAAATTGCGGGCAAAAGTAGTACAACTAAGGCAAACTCGTCTTTCCAAGAATCCACTGTAGCATCAGCCATCTTGCCTTCCCATGCAACTTCACCTGCTGCAACCTTCTCTGCAACAGTAGCACGAGCTCTTGCCTCTGCGACTTTAGCCTGTCCTTCAGCCTTAGTTTTTTCAACTTTGTTTTCAAACCAAGTTCCAGCTAAAGTAGCTATAGGTCCTATTAACGCTGTGAGCATTTGCATTCCTTCTTAGAAAACCTGCTGTCTATCCAAACCTTACCATAGTATAAAATAAACAGCCAAAATGTAAATAGTACCCCTTCAATATAAGATAAATCATTCCATGCATCTAAAACCATGTTTTCCATTTTGTCACTCCGCTATTTGTACTGGTTCACTTGATTCGACTTTCTTATAACTACCCTCAACAAACGCATGAGGATATTCTTTCTTAATCGATTCTAGTCTTGCTACAATTTCATCACGACTTAGTTTATCTAATTGGTGAATATGATTCTGTTCTCTACGGTCAATAGTCAAGCCACCTAATGCACTTCTTATTTTCTCTGCATTAATGCTTGCTGAAAACTGACCTTCTTCTTCCGCTCTCAACGAAAGCTCTGATAATCTTTTTAACTGACCTAATAAAGTAACTCCGTACTTTCTTTCTTTTTCATCTCGCTTTTCTTTAACCAGTTCAGTAACTAATGGAAAGTCTCTACCATTTAGTAACTTGGAAGCATGAAACTTTGCAGAGTCTTCTGCATATCCCGCTTTAACAGCACATTGTTTAGCAGAATAAATACCATCAACATAAAATTTTACAAACTCACGTTGTCTTGCTGTAAGTTTTGCTTTCTTTTCTTTTTCTTCAGTCATTTGCCTTTTACCGCATTCTTTAAAGACTTCATCACATCTCCAATCTGAGGTTCTTTTGAACCAGGATTATATACACACGAATATTGGCGTGGGCATCCGATATGGACATCTGTGAATTCAATTTCATATGTCTTATTCTTTGTACCACCCGCTGCAACATATATGCAAGCCATTTTTCCCATGTAAACTTTCTGTGATTTTAGCCTACAGGTCACCATCTGTTTTTCAATTATATCACCACGCCATATTTTCTGTGCTCTCGTATAATCTTTTGCATGTGCTTTGTTAAAAAAAACAGAAGCAACCAGTAATGCAAAACCACCAACAATTCCTGCAACAAGAAGCCATGTGATAGCTTCACCAATCTGTCTTCTCATCTGTTGTTGTTTGTAAACTGTCTCTTGACGTTGCTTTCTTATCTGACCTTCCATTGCCAATAGCTCATCATAAGCACCAGGGCCATGAGTCATGTTTAGAAATGTCTTGAGTTCGTACCTTTGTTCCTCAAGTTTCTTCTTTGCAGCGTATGCAGCCATTGCCGCCTCTTCAATAGAACCTGCTTTAAAAAGCTTCCCAAAAAGAGGTGGGTTCTTAGCTTGCTTTTCAGCATTGTCAACATCTGATACTGCTCCCATCCATCTACCAATGTCCCCTGACATTTGTTCAATGTCACGACCAACGGCAAAACCTTGTTTAATTGCAGAAAAAGCTTTTGATGCCACGCCAACGGCTAATGAAATAGTTACTGGATCCATAAGCAGAGTATATCACAACTTATTTACCTTTGTTACCCCTCATGGCCGCAGCTGTATTGATACGATACAGATTTACATCGTTACGATCATCAGCAATATTCTCTTGTAAAGCTTGTCTTTGTTGAGCAAGTTCGTAAGCCTGTTGTAGTTTAGCCTGATCTATCTCAAAATTCATCTGATCGTTCTGTGCTTTTCTTTGTAACTCAGACGTATCATTCTCAAGCTCTTTCTTTCTAATCTCGACTAACGGATCTTCCTGTTGAGGTGGTTGTAATGAAGGCATAACTTCATTCAATATCTCACCAACCTGTTGAGCGATTGCTGCTTCAACTGCGGCAGGATCCATCTGCGGAACTTGTTGACCTTGCATCTGTGCCGCCTGCATGGATTTTTGAAAGAACGTAGTTACCTGATCTCTTGCCATCATACCCACATGTTCTTGTACATGAGCTTGCAACATTATATATCCTTGCGGATTCGCTTGTGCAGCAGGCGTAGCCAAGAAAGCAACGTGTGCACGAACATGTGCTTCGTGGTCTTGCTCTTGAAATACCTGTAAAGGCATGTTTTTCATAGCATTTCCGTTCTCGGTTGCCGGGTCAACTGGCTGTGGTTGAGGTTTTGGTGGTAAAATAGCCTCAATATTCTTAATATCCAACGCATCATACATACGTCTATACGCTTCTTCCACATTATGTATCTGTGGTGCCGCTTGAGCTAGTTGTAATTGTGTCTGAGCCAGTGATAATCGCTGTGCCATAGAGAAAATGTTCGGATCTGACACCGGAAGTATGTCCACACGACCATCAAAGTCGGCTTGCATAGTTTCTGGAGGTACATTTCCAACAAAATACGGGTATGGAACTGGATTTTCACTAAAAATCTCCGCTAACATGCGAAATTCTTGCTTTTGAGCGTAATGTAGACGCTTATGTATGCTTGAAATGATCTTTGAACCTTGTTCAATCAACGCAACAGTCGTTCCAACAGGTGCTTGCGAGTTCATATCAGCAACTTTTGCGTCTGCAACCTGTGCAAATCGTCTACCAGAGTCAACAACTACACCTAAAAGCTGTGCTAGTGTGTTAGATGGCTCTTTATAGGGAAGTGGGATAATGGAGTTTTTGAGATCTCCACCCGGTACATCGATATCTCTAAATTCACCAGGATTAAGAGGCTCATCATCGTTACGAATGCGAACACCACGAGCTTTAAAACCAGCTGGTAGATTTGATAACGTACCAGCATCAATCAACTGCCTTAATATAGAAGTCGCTGCACGAGATAAACCACCGATTGTGTGTAGTAACCCGAAACCATAAAACCCAAATCCCGGTAAAAATTTGAAATGAGTAAAATATTGTCTTTTACGCTTTAGTGGGTCTTGTTCTCTAAAGTTTCTAGAAATTGATAACACTTTTCCAGAACTTTGATCAAGGGTAACAATATAAGGCAACATAACGCCCGAAGGATTCCCCTCCATATCCGTGTCTTCAAAACCTTCCAAATCCAAGTCAATGTGGCATTCCAATAAGGTATAAGAGTCGTCAGAATAGTTAGGACGTAATCCCAACAACTCATCAGCACGTTCTTGGATTGCTCCATCATCGTCACCCTCATCTGCTTCAGATAATTCAACATCTCTATAAACTCCCGCTACTTGTAGTTTGCGAATATCATTGTATGTCATTCTAACTACATGTGTCACCCTCTCCGCTGTTCTTAAATCACTAGCCGAATACGGAACAACCATATCTTCTGCTGGTACAAACTTGGAAACGGCTCTCTGTTTGGTTTCGTCAAAGTAAACTTTTTTAAATGTAGATCCAGTTAATGGCAAATAAAATAACATCTGATCTGTGTCTGGGTCATACTCCTCCATGATCTCAGTAATCTGATAATTCATGAAATCTTCTACACGCTGTGCCTGTGCCTCAGTCTCTTGAGTCGGTGTTCCCAGTACCTGCGTCTTTACAGGACCACCACTTGGTAACATCTCTTTATAACTTTGTGCTTGAAACTGCGTAACAGCTTCACTTAATAATGGATGTGTTACACCACTCGCACCTAAGAAGGGTTCACTTCGATCCTCGTAATTAATTCCAAGTAACCCTAATCCCTTCGCAATAGCCTCTTCCCAATCTTCCCTAGACTCAACGTCCTCTCGGAACTTGGCTCGTAAATCTGATGATAAATCTCCCAAAACTGAATCGTCAAGAACCTCTGCCAGATTGGCTCCATGGTCATATGGCTCTGCTTCAACTTCTACTACCTCATCACTCGCTAATTCAATTCCTTCTGGTAACTCGTCAGTGGTCGATGGTAATTCGATATTTAAACTATCTTCCTCTGGCATTAACCTGCCACCCCCGCCCATTGACTGTTCGACCATTCCTGCTATTTGTCTAGGTTCCGCCATTATGTTATCCTCGTTTTTTTACTTTTCTTAGGAAGCATCCGATCCGAAAATCGATTAGTAACACTTTTACCCTTGCCTTTTTTTATGGGTTTTTTCTTAGCCATTAATAAGTACCTTTAAATGTCCCACCACGAGCTTTCATTACCCCGCCCATGTTCATTGATTTAGGAATTTGTTTAGCTGCACCTTTTTTCTTCAATTCTTTAATTAATTTTTGTCTTTTTCCTAAAGGTGATGAAACATTTGAAAGTAAGTCACTTTGAGTAACTCTCTTTATTCTATTATCCAACATATTACCAACATCTCTGGTAGCCTTCGATGTTAATTCAAACTTTTTTAAATTTTTTCTTGATTTTTCGTTAACAGTTGGAAACGCACTTGATCTCATAGTTTCTCTTTTAGACATAAGATTGGCTGCTTTATCAACTAATTCTTTTTTAGAAGGCGGACCTGATTTAGTTAATTTTTCTTTAGCTTTAGCTTTACGTTTTAATTCTGCAACTTCTTTTTGTTTTTTCCTAGTCTCGACTCTACCCATTTTATTCTCCTTTAATAAGTTCCCTTAAACATTCCACCACGGTTTTTCATTACCCCGCCCATTGCTTTTTTTACTGAGGGCATATTTCTCTCAGGTAAAAGACCCGCTTGTTTTCTCATTCCTGTATAACCAGTATTTAACTTTTTTTTAAAATTTTTTGTTTGTTTATTTAAAGTTTTAAGAGCATCTTTCTCACTCTGACCTCTTTTCTTTTGTTGTTTAAGAAATGCATCTACTTTTTTTTCGCTTTTTCCCTTTTCTAATGCGTATCCCTCTTTATATTCTTTTGGTAATAATCCTTGTTTTTTTAAATCGGTAAGCATTAAATTACCCATGTTTACAGCAGATTTAACTTCTTTTTTAGCTTTTTCTTTACCAGACATTTTATACTCCTAATAATACTCTCTTGCTCTACGAGGAAACCAATCTTCCGGAATCTCCTCACCTTGTAAACTAATAAACCCGCCTTGTCTAAATCTCATTAATGCCATAGTCATACTATCACAATAGTCATCATGATCGCCATTCGGAAATGAAGCAACCTCTTCTATAACCTCGTCAGCAAACTTTTCATCAGGATACCACACTTTTCCAGATTCGAAAATAGGCGACACAATATGCATCCTTGTCGTTTTATCTAAGTTACCCCCTCGCCTTCTTCCTGGACTAAATGTCGTAACAGGTAAATTAATTAATCTTAATTCATCAGCCAAAGGTTGTCCACTCGCTTTTGCCTCAATCAACATCATGTCCGGTTCCCAGTATTCATTCTGCTCAACAGCAATCTCCTTTAACTCCGGAAAATTCCAACGACCCTTAACAGCGTCAAGTAATATAATATGCTGCTCACCATTCTCCTTCGGCTCAAATATACCCCAAGTCGTTATCGCACTATAGTCAGCCGTCTCCTTCTTACTGTAAGCCGTATCATAACTCTGAATTATATAGTCCAATCGTGGCGTGTCCTCTCGTTCCCATAAATTCCACCACTCACGCTTGACCATGGCAACTTCGTCAGAAGTCGGATCTTGTTGCCACTGAGCATTCCACTTGCCGGGGGACAATGAAGCCTTGACCTTTAATAACTCTTCCTTCTTCCAGAACTCATGCCACAATGGTTCCCCCGATGGTAGGATGGCAGGAAACTCAACCATTTCCCACTGATCAGCCATAGTGTCTTTCGCTTGAGCTTGTAATAAACGACCCGTCAAATCTTTCTTCGACCATCTGGTTTGCACAATTATTATGGTACCCCCCGGTTGAAGTCTTTGACGAGGACCAGACGTATACCATTCATAGGCAGTATCATACGCACTTGTAGATAACGCATCTTGCTCGGAATGTGGATCATCAATAATTAATAAATCAGCACCACGACCTGTCATTGCAGCACCCACCCCGGCTGCAAAATATTCCCCGCCTGCACTAGTCTCCCAACGACCTGCTGCTTGGCTATCCTGTTTCAAGTCCGTGTTGGGGAAGATCTCAGCATATATGGGATCCGCAATGAGATCTCGGACTTTCCTACCAAACCTTACAGCAAGTTCAGTATTCATGGTAGCCTGTATTATTTTTAATTTAGGATTACGCCCCAAAAACCAAGAAGGCATTAAATAGGATGCAAATTCAGACTTAGAATGTCTGGGGGGCATGTTTACAATAAGTCTTTTCAACTTACCTTGAGCAATAGCTTCCAATTTTTCTGCGATAATTCCGTGATGTCTACCCTCTATAAAACCATCATACACATGTTTTGCGTATGCCATAAACTTCTCACGAGCTATATCACGAGTCTCAAGTTTTTTCTTTTGCTCCTCCAGTAACAAGAGTTCTTTAAGAACCTCGTCTGGAAGGGTTTGTAAATTAACTGACATATCCGAACGATAATACATTTAAATGAATTTATCAATCAAACTTATTACACCTATGCCATACATGTGTACCCCCATATTTAGGGGGTGGGGGGTCTATAATAGTTAAAAGCTGATTGCCAATATCACATAGTAACCCTAGATAGTTAACATGTTAACAAAACGGTCATAGTTAACATGTTAACTAGTTTGTTCCTGTTTCGTTCTTTTATTTATTTGCTTAACATTGTTAAGTATTTTATGTGCTGTAAGTCTTTGATTTTATTATGTTTTATTTGCCGCTTGCAATTAGTTGTGTATTACTTTATTAATATAGATATTAACAACGAAGAGGAAAAAACAATGGAAGATAAAAAACTAATAGATGCTAGAATAAGAATGCTAGATGCTACCGCTAACGAAGGCACTTATGGAATTGATAGTGCTGAAGATTTAGTTAAGACTTGTTTAAATCAACAAGTATTTAAAGTTAATCAAAAAAGAGTGCATGAGATTTTAAAGAGAATAGAAGATCATGCTAAAACTTTACGAAAAGAAATAGAAGATAAAGCAATTGTTAAAGGTAAAGCAAAAAGAGTTGAAACAACACCTTCTTTAACTTTAATAAAAGGTATTCTTCCCGCACTCAAACAAGATCAACCTGATTTGTTCGAGCTCACAACAAGAAAAATTTTCAAGTGGAATAATGCTTAACAACAATCGAGTGCAGGATAATCCTGCACTCATAACAATGAAGAGGAAAAAATAATGAGCAAACATTTTACAACAAGTGACGGATTTAAAATTGATGGATTTGATAATGCTAACGATTTTACAAAAGCACTTAGAGAATGGGACAAAAAACAAGAGCATAAAAGAAAAATGGATATATTAAAAAAGAATAATGAAGAGGAAAAAAACAATGAGAAATAAATTAACATATAAAGAAATACAAAATGAGCATAGATTAGGACAACAATTAGCAGGTGTAATTTGTTTTCTAGGTGGATTAGGTTTTACTTGGATAGCTTGGAAAATAGGAATTCCATTAGTAAATGATCTATACGAATTATCAGCAGTTACATTATTCGGAGCAATTGGAATAACAATAACATTTTGCGGATTAGGTGTAATCTTTAAATATAGAAGTAAATAAAACCTTTCCTCCAAGAAAAAACCCAGCTTTCGAGCTGGGTTTTTTTGTGTCTTTTTTTTATAAAACGGTCATGGATCGCAGGACGCAGGGAAAACAATTATTATTTTGGTCGACCAAAACAAATAAAAATTTAGTTAACATGTTAACTACCTACGGTCATTCCCTTCGGTCATGGCTATTGATACGGTCACGCCACCAAAATTTTGTCAAGAAAAAAATACTTAACATGTTAAGCATAAGGCCAGGAACTAGTTAACATGTTAATCGATTGTTGTTGTGTTTTGTTGCAATTCATGAAATTATAAATAATCAATTAATGAAGAGGAAAAAAACTATGAATATAAATGAAATTAAAAAATACGTTAAACATACATATAATGTTAATTGTTTACTTGATCGATTTGGAGCAAACACAAAATTAAAAAAATCTTCAAAAGGTATTTACAACGTGGCGGGCTTGTCACTTATGCCAAGTTTAAAATTTTGTCCAATGTCTTTAATTGCTCAATGTTTTGAAGAATGTTTAAAGAGTGCAGGAAGAGGCAAGTTTAACAATGTCGTTAAGGCAAGAAATAACAAAAGTAATTTTTATAATAATGATTATGATTTGTTTATTTACTTGTTAATTCATGAATTAAAATTACATGTTACAAACTGTAAAAAAAATAATGTTAATCCGTCCGCAAGATTAAATGTTTTAAGTGATATACCTTATGAAAAAACAGAATTATTTAATTTATTTGAAGAAATTTATTTTTATGATTATACGAAACGTGCTAATAGATTAGAGACTTGCAACAAGATTAATAATTATAAATTAATGTTTTCTTATTCTGGAGCTTTGGGTTACCAAAAACAAGTTAATCAAGCTTTATTATTTAATAATCCTATTGCGGTAGTATTTAAAAATGAATTTCCGAAATTCTTTTTAAACCGTCCTGTTTTTAATGGTGATTTATCAGACATTGATAATTCAACAAAAGATAATCATATAATAGGATTAAAAGCAAAAGGTAGTTTAGCAAAAAATTCTTTTAATGATTTTGTTGTTGATCTTCCTAAAATGACAGATTTTTTAGGAATTCAACAAACCGCATAAATTAAAAATTGACAACAAACCCAGATCATGATTTTATGATCTGGGTTTTTTATTTACAGGAATTAAAAATCTCACTCAATAAATCCGCAGGTGTTCCTCCCCTTCCTGCGGATTTTTTTTTCAAAAATCTACGGTCATGAATCGCAGGTCGCAGGTCGCAGGACAATTATTTTTTATTAGGGGCAAGTCGCAGGATGTGGTATAATATCTCGTCAAAATTTTTGCCTTGATATAGACATTTTGCGACCAAACCCTCAGAGGATAACTCCATAGCCTGACAACCCTCAAATAAATATAGGTCAGAGGTCAAGAGGTGCTTTACCAAGAAGAAAGATAACCCTTTTGCACGAGAATGCGACAAATTCCAAGCAATTTGAGATGGTCGGACTAAAACTCGGTTGTTTTTTGTTGTTTTTAACTCAACAAATACAGATAAACCCTCATGACATAAATATGTGTCAGGTGTTCCACTTGATGCAATTGATTCAATACGTTGATAATGAGTTTTTTTAGGTAATTTCAGCTTAAACAATTTAGCTAAATTTTTCTCAGGTGTAGACATAAAACCACTATAGGGATTTTCACAACAGCATTCAATAATTATTCAAAAACTGCTATGTGTCGTTCAGTAATGATTTGAAAGTGTGTAAACGTGTAAAAAGTGTGTAAATTATTTGTTACCTGATAAGGGTTTAAGATATGTTTACACGTTTACACGTTTACACACCTGTTTTCTCAAAAATATTTTTAATTTAATTTCCATTGTGAAAACTCCTTATAAGGGCATTTGGTTAACATGTTAAGTTCCTGGATTTGTTAACATGTTAATCGATTGTTTAGATAAGTTGCAATTAATTGTTTACTTATGCTTTTTTATCATTATTATAATTATAGAAGATAAATTAATTGAAGAGGAAATATCATGAAACATATAAACAGAGATTATTCAGATAATCCATATACTGATCCTAAAAATACTCATCCATCAATTGTTTTAGATGTAGCAATTCCACACACATGGGAATCTGTATCATATAAGAATGATGTTTGTCCTAGTTTTACAGTTAAGAATTTACAGATATTTATTTGTGATGATGAAACAAAAAAACTAGAAGAATTACATTTTAAATATTCAGTAATGTATGAAGATGATTATGGATGTGGTTATGACGATTTATTATTAACAGATGATTGGAGTGAGGTTTTATTATTTGTACAACTTCATGAGTTTGATAAATGGATTGAGCAACCTAATTATGGAAAAAGGGAGAATTCATAATGGTCAATGGTCGAGCAACAATCAACCCACTTCGGTCATCAAATATCACATTACAATATACATGTGAAGATTGTGCAGGATATGGCAATCAGCCAATAAGTGAAGAAGAGGTTGTATCCTGTTCAACTTGCAATGGTGCAGGATGGACAGATTTACCTAACAGTCAAGATTTAACAATAAGAATAGTCAGGGGATAATTATGAACGATTGTAACTTTATAAAATTAGATGATTCTCTTCCACAATTAATAGAAAAAGTTCTTGATTATAAAATTGATTGGGAAAGTGACGAGGACAGAAATCGATACTATGAGTTTAGAAATAGGGTCGAGGGTTTAATGGATAAATATTATGGAGTAAGAAAATGAAACTTAATTTTGAAAACGGCAACTTTGATCTTGAAGTAATTGGAAGTCATGGTCAGGGAACAATTGATGCGACATTCGAGGAATTGAAACATTGTTTCGGATTTCCAAGAGGCAGTCACGATGATTATAAATGTGATGTTGAATGGAATATAAAATTTGCAGATGGTACAATTGCGACCATTTACAATTGGAAGAATGGATTGAATTATTGTGGTGCTGAAAATGGATTGAGGATTTGTCAGATGACATCTTTTAGTGTCGGTGGATTCAGTAAGTGTGCATTGAGATTAGTTGAATCCATTGTTCATGATCATCAATTGGAAAAAGAATTATCAATGCAAGGTGCACATGAGCAATTTCTAGAACACAAAACAAATTTAAGGGTTGATGTTAGTTATATCATTAATCGATTAGAAGGAGTTTTAGATTCTGATTGTATCGGTGCAGAGGCTGAAGATTTACTTGAAGAATTAAAGAAGAATAATACTAATCACAGGGAGAAAAATTATGACCAAAATACCTAAAGATACGTTTGTTCAGTTAACGGATGCAATTGCATCGGCATTAATGGAAACAGAATTAGGAGAAAGTTTAAGTCTTTATGTGAATCTTAGAGATGGAACTTTTACAGAAGACGGCAAATCTCTTTACAAAGTATGGAGTGAAGAGGCTGAATCAATTTTAACAAGCAATGGATTGGAGAAAAATAATGGAAATTAAAGTTGATGATTCTGTTTTTGTCTCAAGAGGAGATGAAAATGTTGGTACATTTAAATACATTGATGATGCTTTATATTTCTTCGACAGTTTTTCTAAAGAATGGGAAGAGTATGATTATAGCTTTAACATTTTAACTAAAAAAGAAATGAAACAATTGAAACAAAAATTAAAGGGAGAAAAATAATGGGTAGATATTACACAGGAGATATAGAAGGCAAGTTTATGTTCGGAGTTCAAAGTTCAGATGATGCTAATTTCTTTGGAGCAGAAGGTCATGCAAGTTATTTAAATTATTATTATAGTAAAGAAGACTTACCTAAAGTTGAAGAGGGTGTCAAAGAATGTGAAGGAGTTTTAGGAGAATACTTAAAACATATTGATCAGTTCTTTATAGAGAATGATAGTTTTAATAGTGAAAGATTAGCTAGGTATTTAAGTAACGTACTTGATAAAAATATTACTGAAGAAAACGTAAGATTTAATTTAGAATGGTATGCAAGATTAGAACTCGGAAGAGAGATCAGAGATTGCATAAAAGAAAAAGATCAATGTAACTTTGAGGCTGAATTATGATGATTCACATTGTAACAATCAGCACAAAGTATGGGGATGATGTAGAATTGTATTCACACAAACCGACCAAAGCTGAATTAGAAAAAAAGCAATTACAAATATATAAAGAATTTGATCTTCATTATGATCATCAAGTGTACGTAGATTATTATGGATCAGTTGATTCTAAAGTTATAGGGAGAATTTAAATGGGCGAGTATGAATGTTGGGATTGCAATGAGAAATTCCATTTAGAAGAACCACCATACGATGGTCGAGAAATATGTGACGAATGTAGATATGAGGGATTTTTAGAGGATGCTAAAAATGAAGAATGATTCATATGAAGATTTATCAGACGGAGAAGTATTAGATTTGATATTTGATAAGTTCGGTATTCAAGATAACGATCATGCGACAGAACAATTAATGATCAAAATAGATAAGTTATTGGAGAATCAAAATGCAGATGATAACTAAAAAAAGATCATATGATTTGCTTGATTTGAGTGACATGGAATTGAATATTATACAGTCAGCTATGTCATGGTATCAAGTAAAGTTAACTGATCAAGTAAACAAAAGAGGTTACATAGAAGAACGATTAAATTTTGTCGAAGAAATGGTAACTAAATTAGATTTTGAGAAGGAAGTATAATGAAAAAGTTTAATGTAATAAGTTGTTTCGATGGACTGAGTGGTGGTCAATTGGCAATGGTCAGGGCAGGATTGTCAACTAACAATTACTATGCTTGTGAGATTGACAAGTATGCCATGCAAGTAACACAAGAAAAATTTCCTGATACAATTCAATTAGGAGATGTAACAAAAGTCACTAGTGAAATGTTTAGGGAAAAATATTTAGAAGAAAACCCTATTGATTTATTAATGGGTGGGAGTCCATGTCAGGGATTCTCATTTGCAGGAAAGAATCTAAACTTTGATGATCCTAGATCAAAATTGTTTTTTGAATTTGTCAGGATTAAAAACGAATTCAAACCTAAATATTTTTTACTTGAGAATGTTAGGATGAAGAAGGAATCTCAAGACATTATCAGTAAGTACATGGGTGTTGAACCTATTGAGATTAACAGTAGTTTAGTATCGGCACAGAATCGCAAGAGATTATATTGGACGAACATACCTTTTGATATGCCTATCGAAGATAAGGGTTTAGTATTAAGAGATATATTAGAACCTGAGTCTGACATTGAACCTAAGTATCTTGCAGGTAACAAACTGATAAAGAATTATAGAGGTGGGAATCAATTGAATCCTGACTATAAATCTCAAGCTAATACAATTCATGATAAATCTAAAAAGAGTCCGTGTGTATGTGCAGGGACTCATGGTTATGCAATTGGATATGTTGAAGGATGTGTTCAAGTTGGAGAGGCTGATTTAAAAGGTCATGATATATTGAAAAGAGTTTACTCGGTAGATGCAAAGTCTCCGACAGTAAATGCCTGCACAGGTGGGAATAGAGAACCCAAAATAATGAGAGCAGGTTCTATTATAAATAGAAAGATTAATCCCTTAACAGGTAAGAGGGATGACTACAATCCAAATATCAAAGCAAAGGCAAGGATAGAAGTCAGGGCAGACGATAAGACAGGTTGTCTTACAACTGTTCAGAAAGACAATATTGTTGTCCATGAAGAGAAGAGATATTGGAGAAAACTTACACCTCTTGAGTGTGAGAGATTACAAACTTTACCTGATAATTACACAGACTCTGTATCGAATACACAGAGATATAAAATGATTGGCAATGGTTGGACTGTGGATGTCATTGCACATATTTTGAAAGGAATAAAATAATGAGAGCAGTATCAGATACAATACATAAGATTAGAACATTTAAATTTTATGCAAAGGATATGGAGTTAAAGGCAATCAAACAATATGAATCAATGAGTGAGGAGACATATTGTTACGAGGCGAATGTTTACATCTTAGGTGTGAAGGTAGGTCGAGTATCTAATCGAGGTCATGGTGGTGGCGATGATTGGGATGGAGATCATGGTAAGGGTTTCAATCATTCATGGGTGGCTGAATTAGATATATGGTGTCATAAGTCTTTACCTAAATATTATGCAAAATGGGATGATTCATGGAATCAAAAAAGTTTTGAAATATGGTGTCATTAACAGGTGGAAAAGCATATTGATGAAAGAGAATTCAATAAGGCTATGAAGAAAACTTTATTCATTGATCCATCTGAGCCTAAACAAATATCTTATTTTAAATCAAAACCGACCAAAGAAAATTTAGAAATTTTAAAGAGAAGAAATCCTGATTATATTTTCTTACATGACATGATTAAAGAACAAGCCTTCAAAAAATTTATGGAGAATACAGGATGATAAATCCATTAGAACAAAAGAGAAGAGGTTACTTAAACTTCTTCAAGGATGG